AGCCATCATTTGATCGATCGCATCCGGCTTGTCGTGAATCGCAAATCGATCCACCATCGTAGCGCTGGCTTCATTGAGGCCGATGACCTCGACATCTGTACCCTCCCTGCGGAATTTGATGATTACCTTATCCAGTGCACTCACCGCAGTGATATCCCAGAAGTGGGCGCGGCGCACGTCGATGAAAACTTTCTCGATGACTTCCTTGAAATCGAAGGCGTTTATGAAGCTATCAGACGAGGCATAGAACACTTGCCCTGTCACTTTGTAGGTGCGAACGCGCCCTTCGTCTTCTGCCATCGAATTGATTCGCAATATTTTTGAGATTTTGCTGGCAAAGAAAAAACCAGAGAGCAATACACCTACCAACACGCCCTTAGCCAGATCATGTGTGAATACGACTACAAGCACGGTTGCAATCATGACGACACTGTAGCTTTTAGGATGACTTCGCAAGTCGCGGATCGAAGCCCAGTTGAAGGTGCCGATCGATACCATGATCATCACGGCAACCAGAGCAGCCATCGGGATGCGAGCTACCCATTCGCCAATGAACACGATCATCAGAAGCAGGAAAACGCCTGCTGCAAGGGTCGAAAGACGACCTCGGCCGCCCGACTTCACGTTGATGACGGACTGACCGATCATGGCGCAACCTGCCATGCCACCCAAAAAGCCGGATGCAATATTGGCGATACCTTGACCCACGCACTCGCGATTCTTATTACTGGCTGAATCGGTCAGATCATCGACAATGGAAGCCGTCATCATGGATTCCAGCAAGCCTACTACCGCCAAGGTGGCCGCCACTGGGAAGATGATCTTCAGTGTTTCCAAATTAAGCGGCACATCTGGCAACAGGAAGATAGGCAAGCTATCAGGAAGTTGGCCCATGTCGCCAACGGTGCGAATCTCGAAGCCAAACCCAATGGCCACAGCAGTCAGCGCCACAATCGCAACTAGCGGTGATGGAATGGCCTTTGTGATGTAGGGAAACAGGTAAATGATTCCCAAACCAGCCGCCACCATGGCATAAACCAGCCAACTCACGCCGCTTAGTTCGGGTAGTTGGGCCATGAAAATCAGGATGGCAAGCGCATTGACGAAGCCGACGATGACCGCACGCCCGACAAATCGCATCAGCGAACCAAGCTTCATCCAGCCAGCGACAATTTGCAATACGCCTGTCAGTACGGTAGTAGCCAACAAATACTGGAGGCCATGATCCTTGACGAGCGTGACCATCAATAACGCCATGGCACCGGTTGCTGCAGAAACCATCCCAGGCCGTCCACCGGTAAAGGCGATCACGGCGGCGATACAGAACGAGGCATACAGGCCCACTTTAGGATCTACGCCAGCGATGATGGAGAAGGCGATCGCCTCTGGAATTAGAGCCAGCGCGACCACAAGCCCCGCGAGCAAATCATTTCGGACATTGGAAAGCCAGTCCTGGCGTAAGGATTTCATCATTATTTAATTTTTTCCCCTGCCGCTGTGGTAGCTGTTGGGCAAAACGTCGCCACAAAGCTTTCCCGGCCAGCGATGAACAAAGGAGATTCAGGTGTTTAATAGACGACTACGACTTATTCTTTTGTAGTCTCAAGCGGTGGCGACAATTAAGATTGACGCGCGGTGATGTAAGAAAGGAAATTACAAAGGATGTCTACCTAATTGTTGGTTCAATTGATGCGTGAGCGAAGCGGATTATACCGGAATTGCGAATTTGAGGCAGTCTATCATCCGATTCGATTTTTCTCTCTGTGCTTTCTGTGCTCCACTTGAATTTTCCATGTCTAGAATCTTGTATAACGCGGGTTTGACAGTCCATTGCCTTTTCGCTTGCTCATGAACGAGACATCGATGGGAACAAAAACCAGCTCTTCGAAGGCGTGATTGTGTACCCTAGCTGTCAGCAGTGACCAGCCACCAACGCCTCACATTGCGTCAACCACGACGCAGACAATTTACCGCGTAATAACTGACTAATGCCCGCCTCAATGCGCCCACCAATGATGCCCTCAATCAAGTCGGGCGCCAGTTGCGCCAACCGGCTCATCTTGCTAGCTTGGCTGAGGTCGATGCCTTCGGCTGCAGCTATTTCGGTCATCGAATTGAATCTCCCTTCATCCAGTAGCCGCTGCCAATGGTGCGCCAATCCGAGCGCTCTCATCAGTGGTGTGTCCTGCGCCATCTCTCGCACCTGCCGTTCATGTCTCGCTTCGTCCAGAAATTCTTGTGGTGCATCTAGCGGCGTGATGACCTGCTTCTTCAGCCCCCGCTTCACCAATGTCCAAGGTACGAAGGTTTCCAATTGCACGCCACCTGCCGGGCTCGGTAAATGGTAGGTGACCGGATCACCTTTGAACCGGCCACGGTGCTTCTTGCTCATGCATCCTCCTCAAAACTTTTCACAATCTGGCGCTGCGCTGACCAATCCACCGGCAGCGGGTTGCGCTGAAACCAGATCAAGCTCATTCGGCGTGGCTGCTGACCAGACATCAGCATTTCAATGATGTCGGGCGCAAGCAACGTGAGTCGCATTAATTCTGTGACCACCGAACTGTGCAGTTTCTCGGCTCGCGCAATGGCCGAACCACTCTGCATTGCACCAATGTCAAGAAGGTGTTGCCAATAGAAAGCGCGTGCCAACCCATCGATCAAAGTGGCGTCGTGGGCGCTACGCTCATCGGCTGCTAGGCGCTGGACGCCACGCCGACGGAACGTCATCGGCACAAAAGTTTCCATTGACTCGTCCATCAAGCTTCGACCTCCAGTAGCTCTGCACCGATGCTTTCTGGAGCGAATTCCTCGATCAGCGCATTCCAGCCAACCTCCCGCCACTTCACCTTGATCCCTTGCACTTCACCCGCATGGACGAGGTCGATGCGTTCGATCATCAGGTTAGCAATGCGGTGACGTTCGATCGGGAACAACTGATCCCACACATCATTAAGCCGCCCCATGGCCATAACGGTTGCGGCCTCATCAATCTGCGCTCCGTTGCGCTGGATGTGCCGCACCACCGACGTAACCGCTTCCGGACTGGTCAGCACCGTGCGAATCTGGGCCACTACCGCCCCCTCGATTTCCGGCGCGGGAAGGCGCTCGTAACCCTTACCCGGGGCACCGAATCTTGCTTCTGATTTAGACACGTAGTAGTGGTATTTGCGCCCCCGCTTGCGCGAGTAGGTGGGGTACATACGTTCGCCAGAAGGCGCATACAGCAAGCCGCGCAGCAATGCGTCTGTGCGCGACCTGATTTTGGTTTCTACGGAACGGGCGTGGCCGTCTTTGGAGAGCACCTCATGAACTTTTCCCCATAACCCCGGATCGATAATGGCCGGGTGCACGCCCGGATACCAGTTGCCTTTATGTGAAATCTCGCCAAGGTAGATTCGGTTGCGCAACAGTTTATGCAAGTACTTTTTATCGATGCGTGCACCATTTCTGGTTTGGCCATCCTGCGTCGTCCATGCTTTGGTCGTGATGCCTTCCAATGTCAGCCGGGCTGCAATCTGAGTGGGTGATCCGATGGTGAGCATTTCCTCGAAGATGCGTCGTACGACTGTAGCCTCAGATTCATTGATGAGCAGCAGGCGCTTGTCAACGTCATATCCCAACGGCGGCACACCGCCCATCCACATCCCCTTGCGCTTGGCGGCGGCAATCTTGTCGCGGATGCGTTCGCCAGTGACCTCGCGCTCGAACTGGGCAAAGGACAGCAGCACGTTCAACATCAGCCGCCCCATCGAAGTCGTGGTGTTGAATTGCTGGGTCACCGATACAAAGGACACGCCGTTGCGCTCGAACACCTCAACCATCTTGGAAAAGTCAGCAAGGCTGCGCGTCAGTCGGTCAATCTTGTAGACCACCACGATATCGATCTCGCCGCGATCAATATCTCTCATCAGCCGTTTCAGCCCGGGGCGATCTGTGTTGCCGCCAGAGTAGCCTGGATCATCATAATCGTCGGCAACCGGAATCCAGCCTTCAGCACGCTGGCTGACGACGTAGGCATGGCCAGATTCTTTCTGCGCGTCAATCGAGTTGAATTCCTGCTCAAGACGTTCGTCCGACGACACCCTGCAGTAGACCGCACAACGTTTGCGCGCCTTAGGTGAAGCGATTTGCTTGGCATCGCTCATTACGCACCCCCCTTGTCATTCAAACCAAAAAATAGCGGTCCAGACCAATGTGTGCCGGTAATCTGCCGCGCTACCGCAGTCAGGCTCTTGAAGGTGCTGCCCTCATATTCGAACAGACCGTCGGCAGTGACTGCCACTTTGTGTTCGCGTTCACCCCACTCTCGCAACAAAATGGTGCCTGGCGCAAAATGTATGTCGCGCGGGCGGGCTCGCAGCTTTATTTTGGAATGCTTGGCGCCGATGGCCTCCAGACGCTGGCGAGTGTTACGAGCCAAACCACCGAAGGCTTCCTCCTGAATTTTGTAAGCAATCCGTGATTCCATAAAAGTACGGTTGGGGTTAAGTGGCCGCGCCTTGAAATACCGATCCCAGACCTTCCAAAGTTCTGCGATCGGCATTGTTGATATTTCAACAATGCGAGATGCGATAGATGCTTGCTGTTCGTTCATGACATCCTCTCTTATTAATAAGGTGTCGTATGAACGCGTTGGTCGGGCAGGAAGTCAAGACTAACAATTCTCTGTTTTGGCTCATTTCCGACAAATGTACGAATGATGGCTGCAGCAAGGATGGCGGTGATTTCACCTGCTCGGGCACTAGCGCTCATCTCCGAGGGAGAGACAAGTTTGATGTTGTTCATGACAGCTCCAAGGAATTGCAACTATCTTTAATAGTGAAGGAAATTTCTCGGACTGGATGGCAAGGCGGGGTAATCAGGCCAAATGATTGCGCGTTAACTAAACAGTTGACAGGCACTAAAAACCGCATTATGATTACCGTCATTAACAAATCACGCAATTAGGTCACAACATGCCTTTTGGTAGCTACATACGCAAAAAACGCGAAGAGAAGGGCATCCAGATGAACAAGTTTGCCGTCCAACTTGGCATCTCTCCAGCTTACTGGTCGCGCATCGAGCGCGAGATGGAGAATCCACCCAAAGATGAATTGATCAAGAAAGCGGCCGACATTTTGGGGATTAGCCACGATGAAGCGTTCATTGAAGCAAAGCGTCTTCCACCCGAACTGCAGGATGATATTGAGAACGTCGTGCGACTGTACCGTCGCGGTGTGACGAAGGAATCATGAATGCCAGTTATCTCTCTCGATTATCGGCACTGCAGTCGTAAACGACCTCTCTTCCTCAAGCATTCCGCTGTTGAGGATATTGCTGGGCAAGTTCGCCGCCAATTGGTGGGAGAAGCCAGCGATATGTTGTCACTGGAAACATTGAGCGGCATTGACTGCCTGAAAATTAATGGCGTCGATTTCAACCTTTACATTGACACGACCAATGTCGTGCACGACGATCAAAAGACCCCTGTCCTTGGTATTTGTGAGTTTGATCCCGCTGCGCCGGATGCCGCAATGGTTTCAGTGTCGCCTGCGGGCGAGATGGCCAGTGCTGAACTGGTTCTGAGCACCTTGGCACATGAAATTGGTCATGCAATTTTTGATGCGCCTGGCTGGATTGCTGATGACAGCAAAGGGCCAGGTCTCTTTGATGACATTGAACCGCAAATGCGACGCGCATACCGCACAACTACACGCGACAGCGATCACTTAACCCAGTTTTTGGGTGCGTCGGACGATGCCAACGAATCGGCCATCAAGGGACAAACAGAACTCGAAAAAGAGAGATATTTCGCCGAGCTTCGCGCCAATGAATTTATGGGATCGCTCTTGGTGCCTCGTCAACGCTTGATGCTGGCTGTTGAAGAACTGGCTCCCACCCATGGCGTGCAAATTCATAGAACCGGTTCACTCTCTGCCGATCTGCAAGCAAACTCGCTCAGGCTCAGTGCCAACTCCGATGTGCAAATGAACTACCTGAAACGCTCATTGTCTGAGCGATTTGGTGTTACGCCCCGCTTCATTCAGGTGCGACTTGATCGCTACGGACTACAACGACATGAGGGGGGCAAACACTAATGCCACCTGATCGATCCAACGCCGACTTCGGTCGGTTTTTTTTGAAGCACGCAATTAACCCATCGCGCAATCGCGCACTTTATTGAATAGGAGTACGTGCATGACAACAATCGAACAGAACGATATCAAATCCGGCAATGTACAAGCGGTCGTCGAAAAGACATCAAAGGCACCTCGACAGCGCGCCAAAGATAATGGTCCGACGATTCTGCCTCATCTGGAATATTTCGTTTTGCTCACACGCAAAGTCCAGCGGCCGATACTGCTTCGGTTTCTTCTAGAGTCTGTGCACAGTCAGGCTCTGCCTGCGATACAGGCTTTGACAGATAACCTCAAAGGTTCACTGCCCATCCACTCCCGGAATGCGATATTTTCAGCGGTGAGTGAAATGATGATGGAAACACAGATGCGCATTGAGCGTGCAGCTGAACGCATTTTTTTGCTCGCAGACGAATATGGTGCGTTGGCGGTGGCGGAACTGATGGACGCGACTAAGCCAGATGATGCTGAAATCCTGGCTGCACCATCAGACAAATTTAGCCGAGCGTTATACCTGTATTTGCAGCAAGAGTTTTCTTTATCAGGTGCTTCGGAGAATCGCTTTGACCACGCCGAGCGTCGGCAGCAATTGCTGCGGAAATTTCAGAGCGAAAAATATTCCAGCCATTACCTCGGCCCCAAAGGGGCCCAGCCTGAATTGGGTGATGCAGCAGAGGCTATCTTGAAGCAACGTTTGGCGGATCTATTCCCGCAAATCGAAACAGAGGACATCCTGGTTGAACACTTCTCTCACAGGGAAGGTGACGAACCGGATTCGCCGGTGCAGCTTTATACCCTATCGGCAAAATTTAACGGAAAACAAATTCATTATCCAAAAATCATGAACGGAGAAGACAAGGATATGAATGATACATCGACCATCAGTGTGCGCTACTCATGGCATACCAACAAAGGTGAGTTGTCAGTGTTTTGTGACGATGAAAACGTGCGACCCGAGCTGGCAAAAGTATTCCGCGATGTGGTGCTTGGTGGTGATGGAGATATTCACGGCATGCCGATGCGCGAGTTTTATCTCATGAGCTTTTCAACACCAGCCATCCTTGCTCGATTCAAAAAGGACCGCATTGATGGCATTGAATCCATTGAGATCAACCACCTAGTCATCGCAAACCCAGAGGTTCGACAAACCACCCTGCAAAATCGACCAGTAGCACGCCGTGTAGAAAACCCGCTAATGATCAAACGTGACCGCTTTGAGGATCGCAGTATTTACGATGTAGCTGGACAGGTTTATCAGATCGGCGATTTGACGAATTATGTCATCAAACAAACTAAGATCGCCATCCGAATCGCCAAGACTCTGCACCGGAAAGCACACAATGTTTCTGTTCAAATCACCGCACCCAACGGCTTTAATGATCGCAATCTGTCCAAGGCCGATAGCGAGTTGGTTTTTGCGCAGCTCATGAAACTCGATTGCGCACGTCAATACTGAGGTCGCCATGCTCTATTCAGAATACTTGTTGGTGCTGGAGCGTGCTCGCACCCTTGAGGCCAAATTGATCTCAGCAGAACTGCGCGGACACGATGCGGCATTTCTGGCGCGCCGATGGATTGTCGAGGATGGCCACCAGACATCCATCCTTGTGCCGGTTCTCGACAGCGAGGAAGAAGTGGATATCAACATCGACGAGGATGCTGGAACCTTCTCGTTTCGTTGTCCAGGACTCATGGCGCGGCGCATTACTCGCCCGCTATCGGAAATTGCACTGTACACAATCAACCTTGATGCATGGATGGACGACGTTTGTGATGTACTGGAAATCGAGCCGTCACGCCGCGCACGCAAACGAGAAGTAATCCCGGAGCATCTTTGGCATTTGGGTGATATTCGAGTAGGACGCACACACCGCTTTGCGCCGATTTACCTTGCACGCCGGTTAGGGATAGCATCAGGACAAGACTGGCGCAAAGCCCTGCTCGATGCAAAACGACCAAGCCAAGGCATTGTGCTGACCCCACGTGATATTGAATTCGACCTACCCAACAGCCACCATATCTGCTGCATTGACAGGTTACTGATTCAATCAGTGAATGGCATTACCTGCGACATCGACCTCCTGAATCGTATGTTGAAAGGCATGGCAGCAAGCGCATCTGATCCAGACGAATACTTTGATGCGGACACCGGCGAGCTGAAACTCGCCTGCGTTGGCGAGCCCAAAATATTCAAGGGTAAACAGATGGCCGTAATCGCGATGCTCTGGAGAAATCAGGATCAGATCGGCATCAAATGGTCGGATGTCATGACGCGTACCGGTTGTGGTAAAGATCCCGACAGTGTTTTCGGCATTGAGTGGGCTACGTGGCTTGAACGCATCAGTGGTCAGCGAGGCTTTTACCGCCTAAAAACTCGACGATAACATTTCCGGAGATTTTTCCGGAAAGCCATCCGGACACCATCCGGATTCAAATGCGAAGAATAGACAGTGCCCGTTTACTTCAAAGGAGCACTGCAAATGGCAAACATCAACCCAATGCGTCGAAATGGACATACGTCCCGTATGTCAACGACGCCCACCACGAACCACTGTATTGCATTGACTGAAAATGAGCTCGCCACCCGCTGGGGGCTCTCAGTCAAAACCCTGCGCCGCTGGCGCCAAGAGCAACTCGGCCCCATCTTCTGCAAGCTCGGGGCGCGCGTCACCTACCTGATTTCCGAGATCGAAGCTTTCGAGCGGCGCGTTTCACGCCACTCGACTTCGGCACGAGCTTATCAATAGGAGGCGGCATGAGCAATCTAAGCATCCTCCCCGCCGACATCGCAGAGATGTCCATCGCCCAATTGGCAGCGCTGCCTCCAGAGAAAAAGCTTGAGGTTGATAAAAACCTCGACGCGGCCATCGAATGGCTCAAGAAGGCTCGCACCAAGTTCGACACCACGCTGGAACAGTGCTACGGCAACCAAGCCCACACTGCCCTGCGTGAGTCGGGCCGTGATTTCGGCACAGCCCATATTCGTGACGGTCTGCTGAACATCAAGTTCGAACTCCCTAAAAAAATCACATGGGATCAGAAGCAGCTAAGCGACATCGCCGAGCGCATAGTCGCCTCCGGTGAAAAAGTCGATGGTTACCTCGACATCAAGCTTGCCGTTCCGGAATCCCGCTTCACAAACTGGCCTCCAACACTGCAGCAGCAGTTTGCAAGCGCACGCACCACCCAACCCGGCAAAGCCAATTTCCGCCTTTCCTTGAATGAGGAGAATCAAGCATGACAACCCCACGACTATTTGAAGCCTTGCAAAAAAAGCTTGGCACTTATGCCCGCGAAAACTTGGACGCCACGATCCGCTACCAAGATCAGGACGGCAATCATATTGACAAGCCTTTGCTCGACGCCACGCTGGACGAAGTGGCCTTCGCCATCCAGACCTTGGGCGCTGAAAGTTCGAACATCATCCTTCGGCGGAATTCGCTCAACAGCCTCTATACGCTGGCGCGCGAGCATGGTTGCGTTGGATCGAAAACCATCTCCGAAATTGCTCAGGAGGTGACGAAATGAATCAGATCGTCGCCTTTGATTTCGACTCTCAAGCTGTGCGCATCATTCAAGACACGAATGGCGAACCGTGGTTCGTGGCCGCTGATGTGTGTCGCGTTCTCGAAATTGCCAAACCGGAAAACGCTTATGCGCGGCTTGACGATGACGAAAAGGGTACCCGTACTGTGGGTACCCCTGGTGGGCCGCAAGAGATGGTCGCCATCAATGAACCTGGCCTTTACAGCCTGATCCTCACGAGCCGCAAGCCAGAAGCCAAGCGTTTCAAGCGATGGGTAACGCACGAAGTCCTGCCAACCATACGCAAAACTGGATCTTTTGTGGCACACGGCGCAACGCAAGCACTCCCCGCCCCGACACAAGATCGCGTCAACGCCATCCTGATGATTGGCGAAGCAGTGGCCAAGATGCCAGGCGTCAAACCGGGCATTGCGATGGCCGCCACGCTAACCGTGATCCAGCAAAACACCGGGTTGGCCATGGAAGCTTTGCGCCGCGCA